GACACTGAACTTCTCCTTGATTGACATCTCAAGGGCTTCGAGCTTACCTTGCAACAGCTTGACTGCTGCTTGTTCACCCTTGTTCTCGTCTTCTTCCTGATTGCTGATGATAACAGTACCAGCAATGCGGGACCAACGATATTCAAGTTTGATGAACTCTTGTGTTTGCACTACGGGGAGAGAGTCGTAGTAGCTATAGCTGCCCACTGTCGGATTGCGACCAGTCAACAGAGGGTTAGTGATGTTGTAACCGCTGCTTTCATTCTCAATGCGGTCACGTGCGAAGCACCACGCCATCAATGCGTTTGATTGCATGGCTGCGACGATGAGCTTCTTACGACTACGCTCGATGGTAGTCGCAAGTACGTTCTGGAGTACAGGCATCTATGTGTCTCATCTATTTGCTGTTCAACTCTGTGAAGACAGCAGAAGCAATGTCACGCCAAGGTGTATTACTCCTAAAGTCTCCACGCTGGCTGTTTGTAGACTGAGTTTGGACACCACCATTCGGTGCAATACCGCGTGTATCACCGGGTGTAGTCGGTCTGCGACCATTACCCTGTTGGCGCTTCATAGCTGCCTCAATCTGCGGCTTTAGTGGTGATGTGAAGTCAAAACCACGACGTTCTACCCAACTACGTAGCTCGAAGTAGGCTCGCTCTGGCGAGAGTTGGTGATTAGCAACTAAGTTGCTGATTTCCACACCATGCGTTTCAGCATGTGGGTGTTGCTGCACAAATTGCTCCATTTGCACTTGTGCAGTCTCTTCAATACGCGCTTGGTTCTGTCTTGCGCGTGTTTGTTGCTCTAGTGGACCTAATCTGCGGTCAAGTTCGTTAGTTATGACACGTGCGCTGATTTCAGGTACAGCATCTTGACCAAATAGCTGTTCCATAGTCACGCCGGTAGCTAAAACACGTGCAACTACGTCACGCACTGCAAGAATTGGGTCTTTTTCAGCCATCGCACGCAGTTGTATGGCTTCATGAGCCATCTGCGGTGAGATGTTGTTCTGTTTCATGATGCCGTCGAGTGCTTGATACTGTTGGAAGTGCTGTTGCATCTTCCTCAAGTCACGCGCGGACTGATTTGCAGCATACTGAGCACGATTTAGGTTATATGCTAGCTGCTTTTCACGTCTTGTAGACGCAATGATCTCGCCATTCTTGCCAAGTAGCTCACCACGTGGACCTTTACGTGGTTTATCAGGGAATAGTTGATCGTCTTTGACTCTGCCTGTGGGTGTGTGCCTGTCGCTACCTGTTTCTTGGCGACCTTCACCACCTTCACTACCCTGTTGCCCACCTTCACCACCTTCCACACCTTGTGGATGTGATATTGGTTGGTCCTGTTGTCCTCCGTCACCACCTTCATCACCCTGTGGCTGGTCTTGTGGTGCGTCTTTGATGCCGAAGCTGTCGCCTACGGCACTCATCAAGTCTTTCTCTTCGGCCATTCAAGCCTCCTACTAAGCGGCTGCACCGCGCTGCATCTGTTGTATCATCTCAGTAGCAATCTCAGCTACACTACGACCACGTGCTAGTTGCATACCTAACTGCTGTTTGATTTGCGGTGGCATACCGTCGATAAGCCCTGCTACTTGTTGCACAATTGATGCTATGTCGTCAATCTGTGGCCCACCAGCACCACCGGGGCCGCCACCACCTCCCGGTGCCTGTTGTGCGCCACCTTGTGCTTGTGCGCGTGCCTTCATCGCTTCGATGACCATCTGCTGTTTGCGGTCTGCGCCCTGCTGTTCACCTTGCTGATTAGCTTGTTCAGCTTGTGCTTCTTCACGTGATGGACCGCTTGTCTCTTTGATTATGCCTTTGTATATGAGTTCCCAATCTTCCTTACTGACTGTGATGTTGTCGAATGCTTGACTTAATACCTTGAGAGCGACAACAGCCGCAATAGGTGTTGCGCGTGTAAACTGACCAATGATTTGACTAATCTGGAGGGCTTGTTCCTTCTTCGCTCTAGACGTAGGCTTAAGCGTAGAACCGCCGACAACACGCGGAGTGAACAGACGGCGTATAGTTGTTGCATCCGTTTGTTCCCAATTAGCTGCAAGTTCATCTCCTAGTAATGTAGCTACTTCGTCTTTGTTCATGAACTGCATCACCATCTGTGCTACAAGCCACATGACGGTGCCAACGCTATCCTCGATAGCATCCATCTTCTCATCAGCGCGTGTCTGCATCTGACTCTCATACGACTCGATAGCTTTGTTGGTCGTATTGGTCTTGTATTCAACGCCGCGCTGCACTGATGCTACACCTGACAAGCGATCAATGGCTTCGAGTACAGGCTTCTTGTCAAAGAACTTCATCACATCAGCAGATGGTGGAAGCAGTGGACCTAACACATCACTCACCTTCTTGCCTTCTGGCAAGTCAACACCAATGATGTTGCTATCCATCGTGCCGTTGATCAATGACTCTAGCAGTGATGCATCCTTGAATGAGTTCTTATCAAACACAACCTTACCACTAGCGAACTTGCGTACTTTGGCCCACTCATTGTTGATGATGTTTACATCATCTTGCTGGTCGAGGTAGTAGGTGACTTCACCCTTTGCATACATTGTAATTGGGTCAGTATGAAACTCCATCGGAACGACAGTGAAGAACTGATCAACGCTGTAAGGATCATCCCAGACCCACATGGGATAACACCAGTCATTGCAGTTGTACAGTTCAACGCGGCGCGATACTTTGTCCCAAACATAGACCACCTTTGTCATCTGCGCTGCTAAGAATGAGTTTTGATCTGCGTAGCCGTACTTGGAGAACTCGCTTGTACTATAACTAAACAGTTGGAAGTTGTCCGTCTGACCACGCTCACCTTGATCTGGTGATACTCCAGCTTTGATAACATTGCTAGGTGAGAATACACTTTCCCATTCATCGCTATCAGGCTTCTTTCTCCCATAGCGAGCACGCAGTAATGATGTGTACATGAGGTCTTCAATCATCACCCAATTGCATGGTTCACTGAGGTCTAGGTCGGTAGATGTAGGATCAACAATGACTTGATCAGGTCTACGCACCTTCACCCACGGACCAGAGGGTGTGAGCATGTCAATCGTTTGCTCTAATGCTAACAACTTACCTTCAGTCTCTTTAATCTCCTTCTGTGACTTAGCTTGCTCTAGCTCGTAGCTCAGCTTCTTAATCTCTTCCAACGCTGCATCGCTGCTCTGTTCACGCAGCGTGTAGCCGACTTCAAACCAGCCAACATTGCATAGTGTGGTGCTTACTATATTACGCTTGACCTTGCGCTTGAGATTAAGGCCGGGTGATGTCTTCTTGCTAGCTAGCACATTAACTAGCTTCTCAACTACACGCGCTTTGTCTTGGTCTGCTTTGTCTTCACACGTGAACTCAGCATCAGGGTTCTTAGTGAACAACAGAGGCACAAGTGCGCTAACATTGGCGAATACAATGTTCTCAGTGCTATCGAAAGTTCCAGCGAAAGGCTTTCCAGCGGTAGTGTTGTCTTCCTCATGACGGCTACTCGCACCTTGGCGCGTGTGATCATGACGGTAGTAGCGGTATGCTTCATTCCATGCATCAAGCTGCTTACTCATCGCTGCCTTACCCTGATCATAGCGCGAACGCCACAATGGGCCACGATGCTTACTAACAGGTATCTTGCTCTCACCTATCACACGGTAGACAGGTTGATCATTCTGCACAGGTGCATCAGGTGCCATGATGCCTTCATATGAATTGAAAGCAGCACCATCAGTGTCAGTGGCAGGTGCAGCCGACGCTGGCGGTTCCTGTGGATCATACTCAGCCATATCTATGTCCTCGTGGGTTCTCTATACCCTTGTCACGTTCTTGCCATAGCATCCACGATGGCACACGCTGTTCTGCTGCAATCTGGTACTTACCAATGTCAGGCATCTCACCCAACAGATACTTCACGTTGTCCATTGCGTGATCGTTGCGATCTATCGGCTTGTCAATGCGTTCACCAGACGTTGATTGTTGCCAGTAGTAACCAGCAATTTCATCTGTCCACCAATCCAGCTTGGCGTTGACAAATAGGCGAGGTGATCCAGCAGTACGCTTGATGGGATGTAGCAGAGTTCGATTGATGTTAAGATAGCTACCAACCTTAACAACCCCGTTGTTGATGTCATTGTTACCACGCTTCATTGCTATGTTGTCTTCTTTGAACATATCCGCAATGGTCTTACCTACTGTACGTTTGTTGACAGTGCGACGACCGAAGATGCTAGGATCAGCAGTGATCTTGTGTATCTCATCAGGTGAGAAGCCCCACTGATTACGTATACTGCGTATACGTGCTATCTGCTCATCTAATGACATCTCTTTCTGGTAGAAGCCATCGCATATGATCACATGCTTCTCAGGTGTTACGAATGCTAGTGTGTAACATGACGGCTGCGCTTGCCCGTAGTCGTAGGCTTCGATCCAGTTGGGTTGGTAGTGTGTTTCGATGTACGAGTCAAGCGCACAGCGTATGTCGCCTTCTTGAAGCAAGTGCACGGATGAGTCAAATTGAGGATAGACAAGACCCTCGTATGCAACCCACTTACCCAATAAGAAGCGATCACGTTGTTGACCCTGATACATTGTTTCGAGTGTTTGAATGAAGTCACCACCTTCAGCTTCATGCACGTGTCGCAGTTCATAGGTGCTACCTTCAATCACTTCTATTAACAACTGCGGCTTACCGTCTTCACCTAGCACTGGCGCACGGTCAACATCACGCATACAGATTAAGTCATCGGTGATGTAACCTGATGCTTTGTACTGCACTAGTGGACGTACTAACTTCGTGTATACCCAATTACCTGTTGGGTTGCATGTGAGCATCATCCACCGCGGACCAGTGACAGGCATCTTAACATCTTCACCTACATACCTAGCACGACCACGCAAACGACCAAACAAGTCTAGGAAGTCTTTGTGTGTGATCTCAGGGTCTTCCACTTGGTCAACAATGACCCAATCAAATGTTGCAGACAGAAGGTTAGAACTACTGCTCTCTGTCTTAGTACCTTGTTGTGCGATATATCTAAAGTAAACAGTTGTACCGTTCTTAAGGTGACAAATGTTGTCCCCGTTTTGCCCTGTAGAAAAGGACACGATCCACTTAGGAGGACACCACTTGAGGAACTCTTTTCTGATGGTGTCATTGAGTTTAGGATATGTTGAGCGTGAAATAAGTCCAGTTGAGTTGGGGTAGAGGTCGGCAAGTTGCAGGGCTTTAATGACGGCTGCTGTTGTCTTTCCATTGCCAAAGCCCCCTCCGTATATCTGCACCTTAGCAGTTGAACGTAGAAAGCGATCCTGCAAGCTGCCTTCCTTTAGCAGTAGCTCAGGTCGATCAGCTACGTTGACTGTACGTACTCTAGGCATGTATGACGAAGCCGAATGCGTGCCAGCCTAACAAGAACAACAACACAAAGAACAAGAACTCAGACGCATACAGATAAGGACCAGTCAAGCCGCCCCAACGTGTACCGATCCATGAGAAGAACCACAGTATCATGAGTACCCAGAACAGCAGACCTATAGACATATCACTTCTCCGTAGTAGCAGCCTTCACTGCCCACATTGCAGCAGTCTCGTAGTGCGTCATTGCGAGTGACCACAGGCGGCCCTCTTCTGCATCATCATGCGTGTCGTTCTGCGCGTTGCACGTGTTAATCAACTCCGCGGTTGCCGCTTTGATCTGATCAACGAGCGTGTTGCTGCTAGGGTTGAACTGTACGCGAATGCGATCTTCACCTAAAGCCATTGTAGCTATCTCCTGATGCTGCACTTCTCTATCTGTAGCAAGTTACGAGCTAGATGTCTGCAAGCTATCTCTGCGTTGATAGCATCCACGTCGGCGCGTGTGTATACGTCAGTACGTGTGTAGTATGCAGGTTCGACAGTGTGGCAGCCACACAGTGCTGCGAGTAGCGTGATGGTTGCCAACACTCTCATCGTATATTCGTTTCAGCCCAGTTCGTAGCACCGGGACCGAGGAAGCGGTAGATAGAACCTGTAGCTGTGTCAACACGCATCTCACCTGAGAAGCCGACAGTAGTAGGTACACCACTGCCGTACACTGTCGGTGAGTCATAGCTAGGATCAACTACACCATATGCACCATTGGCGATGATGCCTTGGCCGTCTTTGTTAGGAACACGTGCCATGCTACTTCTCCTTGACAACAACTGATGTTATGTCCTTAGCATCAACGTCAATGCTAGGCATTGTCTTAGGCTGGGCTACTTCTCTAATGTGTCTGATGGTCAAGCCACCCTCTAACGAATGACGATGCTCCAACACCTGCTTAGGTGAGAAGCCACCACGATCAAGCATGTTCATGAGTATGCGTGACTTAGTTGCTGGTCTTGTATCCTCATCATCTACTAAGTCTTCGAGCTTATCCAATGCACCAGCAGCAAGAGCATCAATGCGCTTCTGCACATTGTCTGATGTCATAGCTGCGATGTTGTCTTTGACTAGCTGATCAAGCTGCGTGAATAGCTGCAAGCCTTTGATCATGTCAACCTGAGATAGCTTTAGACCTGTGGCTTCTGCTATCTCTGCATCATTGATACCTAGTGTGAAGTATAGCCACACTACCCCGGCAGTAGTAACAGCTTTACTGTCAGCAGGGAGATCAACAAGCCCACGGCGCACCACGCGATTGCTGCGATCACGACCGCGAACAGTAGCAGCAGTCTGTGTTTGTTTGTACTTGGTTGTTTGCTGTTGAATGACGCTTTCAGGCGACGTGCTAGGCAGTATTGCCTGACCCGTTCTGGTATCAATGACAAGACCATTAGCCAATGGTAGATCAGGCATACTACTGCTTCTTTGGTTTCTTCATGCGTGTGAGTGGCGATGATGTTTCATTAGGACCACCACCAGTGCGTGGGCCAAGTGGTATACCTATACGTGAACTAGCTGCACCACTACCCGGTCCCATTTGCTGTCTGTAGATGTTAGCTATCATACTCTTAGCACGTGGGTCTTCACCGGGCGCTGGACCCGGCATAGGCATTGCACTAGGTCGTGGCATACCACCACCACGTGGCATAGCACCACGCGCACCACCACTCGCGCCCATCATCGCACTGATTGCTGCATCCATGCCACCACCAGCATTACCGCGATTAGCCATAGCCATACCTCCACTCTGAGCCTGTTGTGCAGCAGCCACATCTTCAGGTGATGCAGCAGCCATTGCATTCTCACCTTCAGCTTGTTCATTGTCTGGTTCTGGTTCTAGGTCTTCTTCATCACGTGTAGGAGCGGCAGATGCAGACTCAGCCGGGGATGGGCTTTCTTCGTCACCCTCATCTGCCGCCGCAGTAGGCTGTTGCTCGCCATCAGCACTACCGCTACTCAGTTTGTCAGCACTCTCATCAACCCACTTCTCAGCCATACCATGCAGCGTGTTAGGATCAACATTGATACCAAGCTGAGCGAGTGCTGCACTCACTTCATCAGGTGACATGGTTGCAAGCTGTGCAAGTATCTGTGTTAGATTATCACCACCTAAGCCGCTTTGTTGTAATGCTTGTGCTGCACCGGGAGGAAGCTGTGAGGGGTCCATCTATGTATCTTTCTCGCCATAGTATTGTTCAAAGCTCGCATCTTCGTCATTCAGTGGTGGCATACCTTTAACATTAAACTCTACTGAGCCGGGGTCTGGAAGCATACCACCTTGTGCCTGTGTTCGTCCCGGTACGAAGCCACGTTCATCGTATGTTGGTGGCATTAGCAACTGCTGAATGAGTGCATCAAGTTCTTGCGGGTTGATAGGTGGTGGTGCTGGACCGCGTGGTGTGTATGCACCAGCTTCGGAGTCAGCACTACCCATGCCCATGTCGAACATACCGCCGATGACGTTATCCATGTACTCACGTTCAAACTGCCGTTCAGGATTAGGTCTTGGCAGTGGAACTGGTACAGGTGCGGTGTTACGGTTGCGGCTCGGCATGTTCCTGTGCTACTTCATATCGTGTCTTTGTCTCTAACACTACTTTGAACACGCGGTCTTCTTCTTGTACTACAGGCTCTCTATGCGTACCACTGCGTATCTTCAAGGAATGGATGTAGAACAGATACTCGCCAATAGGTACGACTGATTGTTGTATACACCGCATTGCTGTCTCTTCACCACTGCGGTCGTATACATTGTAGAAGTCAACACCATCGTAGCTTAGTTGAAACGTGATGACAGCAGCCTTAGTCCAAAGCGGTGGCATTACTACACGATAGATGCCACCGCTTGTTACATTCAGTATATTAGACAACGACTTACCCTTGCTGATAGTAGGACCAGTAAGGACGAGCATAGCCATTAGTTGATCGTACCTACCTTGCTGCCACCACCGTTGCCGCTCTTATCAACTGGATATACAAGCGGTGCCCACGTTGGTGTCATCTGTGATTGGAATGCTTCCTTCTCATTGATGGTAGTGTTGTGCTGTGGTACAACAACGAAGTCAGCAATAGGTCGTTGACCACCTTGGTTCATGCCATCAGCTTGTACTGCTGCTACCTGTTTGATAGTCAACACAGTACCAGCACCGACACCGTTAGCCAGTGCGCGACCTATCTCACCGAAGTACTGACCACCTACAGAATTAGTAAGACGAGCAACGCTACGCATCGTTGCAGTAGCCTGCAACATAGGT